TTATCATACATACGATAAATATATTGGATATTCAGATGGTGTTCTTACATATTCAACCGCACGAGACGCCTATGGTGACACAATGTTATATAGGTATAGTAATTTAGGTAAATATACAATAGAAATTCCAAGATTTAGTCCAGGTAATTTGGGAACAATAACAAATCCGGCTTTACCGGCACTTCCAGGTGTTCCAGGTTTTGGTGGTCCAGCAATATCACAGAATATTAATAAAGCAAGTGCAGCAAATGCAAAAACATATCAACAAGCATTAGGTCAAATGCCAAGTGCAGCCGAAGATCCAAATATGAAATATAGTGTTGGCGGCACATCAATACATAATGACGGTAATAAAATATCATCATTAATAAATAGATTAGGTTTTCCTCAATTTAATTTACCAGAAAGTAAAGAACGTAATAGCAAAGAATATTTAGATAAAATAAATATGTTAGACGTTGGTAGTGATTATCCAGAAGAAGTAAATGACACGATTGTATTTAAGTTTGAAGATATATCATCAAAATCGGCTGTATCTGGATCGACAAGCTCTCCAATAAGTGTGCCTATAATATTTAGAGCAACATTAACAAATATTTCTGACAAGGTTGGTGCAACTTGGAACGATGTTAAATATTTAGGAAGACCAGACAAATTTTATACATATCAAGGTGCTGAACGCGATATATCATTTGGAATGCAGGTATATAATAATAGTAGAGAAGAGGTGCCAACACAGTGGAGAAAAATAAATAGACTATTTGGCCTATGTTATCCTATTGATTTTGCTGGTAATAGAGGAATGAAAGCTCCTATAATTAAATTAACAATCGGTAATTTAATTAAAGGTGTATATGGATTTTTAGACTCAGTAGATTTAAGTATCGCAGATGATACTTTCTGGGATACCGAGGCTGGTTATCAATTACCCCACATTGTAGATTTAAGTTTGTCATTTAAAGTATTATATGTGGGTTCAACTAGTTATCAAGGAACACCTAGAACAAACTGGCCACATTTTAATCAAGATGGAAAATTTGATATAACAACACCACAGGAAAACTAATATGGCAAAAACTAGATATTTTAATACAGGTGTATTTATTACAGATGATAAAAAACGTTATTATACTGCAACATTTTATCCAACAATTGATAAATTGGAAAATGATACTTATATTACTGCACACGCCCAAACACGGTTAGATGTATTGGCACAAGAATATTACGGTGATACTACATTATATTGGATTATAGCAATATGTAATGGTATTGAAGGAAGTATATTCGTTGAACCTGGCACACAATTATGCATACCAAATAGGACTAGAATACCCGACATAGTATCTTCGGTAGAAATATTAAATAGGATATAAAATGGCTATTGATTACAAAGGTTTTCCTTATATAACATTTATCGAAAAAAGTGTTCGAGACGAATTACAAAAAAGAGAGGGTGTAGATAATAGAACACGCAATGTCACTGCGTGGGCCAAGGTTACAAGTGGTGTTTATAGAGTAGGAAAATCATCTAGCACAACGATGTTAGGCGCAAATGGACAACAAGAGCGAGTTGATACAACCGAAACATTAGAATCTTCATTAAGAACATTATCATCTGTATTAATTCACGATGATAAAAATCCAACTCAATTAGGATTTAGTGATTTATACAATAGCAATAATAAACCAATTCCAGGTATTACTGGTTTAGACATATCATACAAAAGTGAAATTGGTGGTGTTAGGATTGCAACTATAAAATGGACAGCTCATACACTAGAACAATTTCAAGAAAATGCTCCATATTTCTTATCACCTGGAAGAACAATGATGCTAGAATGGGGTTGGACAAACGATTTTGGAATTTATGCATTGACACCGGAGCAGTATGAGGATTTAATTGAAGATAAATCAAAAGTGGCGTGGTTATATTTTCACGAAAGATCTTTAAAATATAATGGCTTATATGATGGAATGTTAGGTATTGTTTCAAATTATGATTTTAGTTTAAGGGATGATGGTGGATTTGATTGCACAACAGAAGTTATAAGTCAAGGAACACTGATGTATGGATTAAATTTGATTCATCAATCAGAAATTAAAAACGCAGACTCAGGTTCAGTTCCTCAAACAACAATAAAAGATTTTGTTAAATATGAATTACAAGATGTTGTTGCAAACTATATAGAAAAAAATGTGCTTCCAGATTATCTGACAAAAATATTACCTAATAAAAAATTACCAGAAGATGCAGACGTATATTATGATTCAAATAAAACATATGGTAAATCAAAACAGTCATATTTTGTAACGTGGGGTTTTATTGAAGATGTAATTGTAAATCCATTTGTGGGTATGAAATACAAATCAAGCGAAGATAAAACAGGAGGCACGCCTGTATTTCAACTTAAGAGTATAGATTATGATGATTGGGTCGCAGATAAAAGCACTGTGAAATTTAGGTCTACAAAAATATCAAATCATAAATGGCTACGAACAACTGATTTGTCAACGTGTTTTATAGATAATGAATCATATGGACCAACAAATAATTTTTATGCACCCGCAGATGATCAATACGATGAGACAGATTTAGATAAATCTTTTGGTTATTTAAGAAATATTTATATTAATTTAGATGTTGTATATAACGCATTTATGAACTCAGATATTTTAACAGATGCATTATTAAAAATATTAAATGAGGTAAATGCTGCGTGCATTCAATATTGGGATTTTAGAGTTAAAACCAATGAAGCTGACCAAACAATTAGGATAGTAGATGTAAATTATAATGATAAAAAATTGGAAGAATTGTTAAAAAATCAAAATGATGTTCCTGACATTTATTTATTTAGATTATATGGTGGAAATGGAATAATACGATCATTAGACGTGTCATCAAATTTAAGTAATGATATAACTATGACATCCTTATATGGTTTAAATAAAATTGATGATGATAAACATATTTTTAATAATGATAATGATTCATTTCTATCTATTTGGAATCAAAACTTAAACTTTAGAGATAAATTTGTAGGTAAATTATATTTTGAAACTAAAGATATAAATTTTAATATACAAAATAAACAAACAGAAGAAACACAAAACAACGCAGAAGACATTTCTAAAAACGAAGACAATGTGCACTATTCCGATGATTTAAAAAAATCAATGTTACCCCGTAAAATGCAATATAGATTACCAAATCAGACAAATTATAACATAGAGCAACTAGATGATGTGACGGCTATGAAAATAATGGTATATGGAGCAGCCGATGGAAAAAATACAACAGTTGAAAATAAAAAATCAAATATAATAGTTCCACTAACATTTGAAATGAAGATAGAAGGTATAGCAGGTATTAAAATTGGGGATGTATTTTTTGTTGATGCTGTTCCTGACGCATATATTGAAAACTCCGTGTTTCAAATAACAGCAGTGGATCATTCCATTGAAGATAATTATTGGGAAACATCAGTTAAGGCAATGTTAAAATGTTCTGATCACAAAATACGTGCTACAACTGTTAGAAATAGAGAAGTAACAAATACACAAATCGACACCACGCCATTTACAGGTGACATTAATCCATCTGTAATAAAGTGGATTAAAAAGAATATGGGTCCACTTATTGCTAAAGAAGTAGGTGGAACTATATTTAATGAAAGTTTAATAGCCGGTATAATTTATGCAGAAGCCAGTGGTGAAATAAGAAAAAATTATAATGCAGGAACAGCAGACGCATATACTGTAAATTCTAAAATTACAAACCCAGATATTAATATTGGTAATCAGGCATATACGATGTTTCAATTTACATCTGGTCGAGTTCCAGATAATATACAGAAATGGTTAGATGATCCAGACAGTAAATGGAAAAGACCAAATGAAGCTGTGTTTTACGCACTTGATTTATTAAAAGGTAAACAAAGATATATTGAAAACTCAGTAGCACTTACGTCAGACGAACTGGTTAGAGCAACATTGGCGGCATATAATGGTGGAGAAGGAAGAGTAGTTAAAGCACTTAAAAACGGTAAGCCATTAGAAACAACAACGTATAGACCGGATTATTTAGATACTATTTATACAGCGGCAACAGAATATGAGACAGTATAATGAGAACACAATATAAAATAATTAAAAAACTAATTACAATATATAATGAAATTGCACCAAAGGCATCATATGAATTTGCGTCAAATACTTTGCCCACAATAAAGAAAACAGATTATGATGTTGGTTATTTTGAAAGATATTTTTTAAGACAGGTAAATAATCCACTTGCACAAATAGTTGAAGTAAATAAAAAACAATGGACAACATTCTCATCTAATAAATTTTACACCAAAGTTTCTTTACGATGGAAAATTTCAGGACGTGTTGATACTGTTGTAGATTCCAATAGAAAATCTTTGGTAGAGGCAAATAAAGTAATACCGGGAATCTTAGAAAAACTGCAAAATAATTTACTACAGTTTTATAAACCATAGAAATTTCTCTAATATTTAATATAAAAGGTTATTTATGATTATAGTTGAAAATAGTGATCTGTTTTCCCGACTATTAATTAGACTTCACACTTCACCACTTATAGTAATTCCAATTTATAAAGATATAAATCTGCACTATTCGATTAATGAATTACTGTTATTCTATGTTTATATTATCAAGGATAAACAGGGATATATTATTCCGGTTGCCACAGACGATTGTCTTAACATTTCTAAGAATAACCTAGACGAATTCTATAAACATCTATCAGATGGTAGCACCCATAAATATGTTATTAATAAAAATCATATCATTAATCTTATACCCAAACTGGATGATAAATATTTTGATGTTAGAGCAATTGAATATATTTGTAAAAATCACGTAGACACGGATTATAATACATATACGATTGCGCATAGATTTATCTATCATCTTCATAATAATATTAAAAATCTAAATTCACTGGTTCCTATAACAAAACATTTTGAATATTGCACATCTATGACGGATAGTGTTCTAAAGTTATTGGAGGAGTGTTCTGGTGCTCAGTTTGAAGAAGCTTTTAAGAAGTTGAATAATATTATGCTTCCTACATTATCTCACTTAGAATGCAATGGTATTCATACACGACCTGGTTTTTCAAGAGAAGATTTAATTAATGATAATTATGTTTATTCTGAGTATAATATTTTTACAACAACAAATAGACCCACTTGCAATTTTCACGGGTATAGTTTCTCATCTATACCAAAAGATAGTCCTGATAAAAAGTTTATGGTATCTAGATATGGTCAGGGTGGAAAACTTATAATGTTGGACTACAATTCATATCACCTATATTTAATAGGAAATATTGTCAATGAACAATTTACGGAAAATGTGCATTCGTATTTAGGTAAAATTTATTTTGGAAAAGATGAGTTGACAGAAGAAGAATATAACGCATCCAAGACAATAACATTTAAGATGATTTATGGTGGTATTGAAGATGAATTTCTACAAATACCATTTTTTCAAAAGGTTCAGCAATTTACAGATGAATTGTGGCGGGCTTATAACGCAGACAAAGGTATCTATACAAAATATTTTAAGCGTAAAATGAATGCTGACCGATTGGAAGGAATGAACTCTCAGAAGTTATTTAACTATTACTTACAATCGCTTGAAACAGAAAACACAATTTTGAGGTTAAATGAATTACAAAGTTTTATGAAAGATTTAAAATCTAAGGTCATTTTGTATATTTATGACGCAATTTTAATAGATTACAATCTTTCAGATGGTAAAGAAAATCTAAATAGAATGATTAGTATCTTGGATGGAGGCGGAAAGTATCCGATGTCTATTTATTATGGTGATAATTATGCAGATTTAACAAAAATCTTATAAGTTCAATATTTATATTATATTATTGTTTGGAGAAAAAAATGACGAAAAAAAGTGTAAAACAGCTTATAAACCTTATTCACGAAGTAATGAAAGAAGAAGGTCACATTAAACCCGATAGTTCAACTATCAAATATAAAAAGCCAAAGGATGCTAAAAGTAGCACCATCGACGAACCAAAGAAACACAAACCAACGAGCGCTACTATAAAAGAGAAAAAAGGTGGTTATACACGCGATGACTTACGTGTATATTTACCAAAGAAGCATTGGGGTCACACAAAAAATAAAAACTTTGCATTTACTGTTTTTGTAAAAGGTAAAGAGTTAGCAATCCCAGATGAAGAATCATTATATGACGTTCAATATGGTACGGGTTTAACTAAGGACGGTAGAGAAGTAGAGTTCAAATATTCTGACGTAGAATTTGCTACTGTGAATGGTAAACGTGTTTAAGGAAATCTTAGATGATTAATTTTGACAATATAATAACGGAGTTGTCTTATCGTGTTCCAACAGGAGCACCAGATTTGACTAATGAGGATCACCTACAGTTATTAATAAATATTTTAGAAGAACACAAGTGGCCAGAACAGGCCATTGTTTCACTTATTAGAAATATTATAATATTGACTGAAAAGAATCCACCTCCAAAAAAGAAAATGCAAACACCAAATATAAATGCAGCTGGACAACCAAATAAACAAGTAAAGATATATGTTTCTGGTGGAGAGAAACCACCTAAAGGAAGACAATTGAAAAAAGGTCCTCGCGGTGGTATGTATTTTATGGGAACGCCGGCTGAGAAACAAGCTAAAGAGAAAGGTGATGCTACTAAAAAGACACAGGAACCTACATCAACACCAACTAAACCTGTTGAAAAACCTCAACCACAAATATCTCCGGATATAAAGGCAGCAAAAACTACTGTTCAAGTTGATAAAACGGGAAAATATGTTCCGTCAGAACAAGACAAACAGGTGGTAGCTAAGTCTTTAAAATTAGCAGGCACAAAATCAGGAATGTTATCAAGTCCAAAAGACGTTAAATTGATGAATCAATTTGAAGATGATATTGACAAATTAGTAAATACCAGAAGTAAGGAATTAGCAAAACACATAGTTGATAAATATAAGTTAACATTAAATAAAGATGTTCAACTTGGAACACCATCTAAATTATATATCGGTGCTATAGACAAAAAATATAGAAAATTATTTAGTGGTAGCACAGGTAATACAGCGTCAACAATCGTTGCACAGATATTAAAAGATTCGGGTGCACTTGGTGAAAGAGGTGGATATACCAAAAAAGCGCTGACACCTAATAATATTATTACAGATACAGAAACACTAAAATTAGAAAAAACTTCAAATGGTATTAAAATTGGTCCACACGAAATAAAATATTCTAAAAAATATGATTATGAAGCATTAGAACAAAGATATATAAAAGAAGTAGGTTTGTCTCCAGAACAAGCAAAGGAAACCACAAATAGAATTAAAAAGGCAGCAAGTAGATACGATTTTTATTTAGATAATATTGATTCTATTTTTGGTAAAGGCGAAGTAAATACATTAAAGGTTTGTCCGGACTGTGATATGTCTACACCCCAAGGTAT